GGTGCTGAAACTGGCCGAGAAGTTCGGCCTTACGCCGCGCGACCGCTACTCGCTGTTCAAGGATCAGGCCTCGGCCGGTCTGGGCGGCCTGTTCGGAGGTCAGAGCAGCGCCCCGGCCTCCGGATCGGACGAACCGCAACCGGGCGCCGCCGCCGGACCTGCCGAAGAAGACCCCATCGGGCTTCTCGGCCGCGCCAACTCGGCTCCGCCTTCGCTGAACTGATCATGCGCCCCATTGACCCGCTGCCCGCCTGGCTGGCGGCGGTGGACGGCGACCCGACCTACGAATGGGCGCGGATCGCGTGGCGGCGATCAGAACAGGTCGCCGACGCATGGTATGATCACGCCAAGGCGGATGCGGCGGTCGCGTTGTGGCCGAAGGTGTTTCGCCTCACGGAAGATCGGTTCGCCGGAAAGCCGTTCAGGCTCAACGTCTGGCAAGAGATCATCGTCCGGCTGTTGATCGGGTGGAAGGTGCCGGTCGAAGTCCTGGACGAGATCACCGGCAAGCCCAAGATCGAGCATGTCCGGCTGTTCCAGGAACTGCGTCTGTGGGTGCCGCGAAAGAACGGCAAGAGCGAGTTCCTGTCCGCCCTGTCGCTGCTGTTCTTCGCCTTGGAGGGACCGGTAGCCGGTCAGGGCTTCGTGTTCGCCCGCGACGAGAAGCAGGCCAAGATCGTCTTCGACAAAATGAAGGCGATGATCGGGTTTTCGAACTCGCTGTCGAAGCGGATCACGGCCTTCAAGAAGTCCCTCTGGATACCCCAGATCAGGGCCGCCTTCGAACTTCTGTCGGGCAAGGCCGAGGGCAAGCACGGCCGCTCCCCCACCGTCGTCACCGGCGACGAGATGCACGAATGGGAAAGCCTCGAGCTTAAGACGACGCTGCGCCAAGGGACGGGCGCCCGTCTGGAACCCATGGGCCTGTATGCGTCGACGGCGGGTCTGAAGGATAAGCTGGTCGGGTTCGGGCAGTGGGAGGAAAGCCGGGCGATCCTTGACGGGCGCATCGAAGACCCGACCACGCTGGTGGTCATCTTCGCGGCCGATCCGGATGACGACTGGCAGGACGAAACAGTCTGGCGAAAGGCCAATCCGTCGCTTGGCCTGTCCCCGACGCTGGCCTTCCTGCGGCGCGAAGCCGCCATGGCGAAGGACAACCCGAGAGCCGAAGCGCACTTCCGGCGCTACCACCTCAACCAGTGGGTCGACAGTCTCGTTCGCTGGCTGAACATCAAACGCTGGGACGCCTGCACAGCCGACGCCAAGGCATGGAAAGGCCTGCGGGCGAAGATGGCGGGCCGTCGATGCTTCGTCGCCTTCGACGTGTCGTCCACGCAGGACGTAACGGCCCTGGTGCTGCTGTTCCCGCCGGAAGACGACGGCGAGAAGTGGACCATCGTCGGTCGTTTCTGGGTGCCGTCGGACACGATGGCGAACCGGGTTCGCGACGACCGCGTGCCTTACGACAGGTTTTTCGAGAGCGGCGCGCTGGAGACTACGGACGGCGATTACGTCGACCAGAACGCGGTGCAGCTGGCCATCGAAGAGGCTCTTGACGAGTTCGACGTCCAGCTGATCGGCTTCGATCCTTGGAACGCCCGTAAACTGGTGACGGACCTTCAGAAGGCCGGTGCGGACCCCGATCTGTTCGTGGAGATGCGCCAGGGCATTCCGACGCTGGGCGAGCCGACGAAGCAGTTTGAGCGCCTCGTCTATGCGGGCCTGCTGGAACACGGCGGGCATCCGGTCCTGCGCTGGATGGCGGGGAACACCGTCGTCCGGTTCGATGAAAACATGAACTTCGCCCCGGCGAAGAAAAAGTCCGGCGAGAAGATCGACGGCATTGTCGCGGCCGTCATGGCCGTTGGGTTGGCCTTCGCCGGGGAACCGGAAGATGAGGCCTACAGCTACACGGGGATGTGACGATGGGCCTTCGCGCTGCATGGCGCGGGCTGCTGGGGCGCGAGGACACCTCGGGCGTCACGGCCTCCGCTGCCCCCTCGGGACCGGACACGCTGAACAACCCTGACGGCTTCTCGGTCGCTGCCCTTCTGGGCCGGTCGAAGGCCGGGGCGCCGATGTCGGAGCGCACGGCCCTGACCCTGCCCGCCGTGCTGCGGGCTATGGAAACCCTCACCGGCGTGTTCGCGATGACGCCGCTGATCTACTATCGGTCATTGCCGGATGGCGGGAAGGAAAGGGCGACCTCTTCGCCGCTGTATCGGATCTTCCGACGCAGCCCGAATGCGGTCCAATCGGCGTTCCAGTTCAAGGAAGCGATGCTAGGCGACCTGCTGATGGCGGGTGGCTTCTTCGCCTTCAACCATCGGGATGATCGCTTCCAGCTTTCGGGCCTGACGCGCCTCGACCCCTATGGCGCGGCGGTCAACCAACATTGGGATCGCACCGACGGACATAGCCTGTTCTTCGATGTCACCCTGCCGAACGGCGCCCGCGAGCGGCTGTCGCAATCAGATTGCTGGCATGTGCCGGGGTTCAGCCGTGACGGCCTGATCGGGTTGAACCGCATCCGCTTCATGGACACGGCGCTCACAGCAGCGACGGCCACATCGGACTTTGCTGCGCGGTTCTGGGAGAACAACGCCCAGCCTTCGACCCTGCTAAAGACCAAGGGCAAGGTCACCCCCGAAGACAAGGCCAAGATCAGGACGGACTGGCTGTCCCGGTTCCGGGGCAGTCGCGCGGCGGGCGATGTCGCTGTCCTGGACCAGGAGCTTGAGGCTCAGTTTCTGAGCCATGACAACCGCCAGTCTCAGTTCATTGAGGCGCGGACGTTCGCGGTCCTGGAGGTCGCTCGCGCCTTCGGCGTCCCGCCGCATCTGCTCTTCGAACTGAGCCGGGCCACGTTCTCGAACATCGACCACCAGAGCCTTGAGTTCATCATCTACTGCATGTCGCTGCATTACGAGCGCGTGGCGGCCGCTGCGACCCACGCATTCGCCGAAGAGGGGCACTTCTTCGAGTTCCTGCCGGAAGCCCTGCTTAAGGGCGACATCAAGGCCCGCTTCGAAGCCTACGGCATCGCCATCGACAAGGGCATCTACAGCCCGAACGAAGTGCGCCGTCGCGAAAACGAGAACAGCCGCGAGGGCGGCGACGAATACCGCGTCGGCTCCGGTTCCACCCTGGAGGGTCAGGGCGCGCCCGCGCCGCGCCAGCGCCCCTCTCCCCCATCGCGCGGCGACGAAGAGGACGACGACTGATGCACCACATCCTCGCCGCCATCCAAAGCCAGCCTTGGGCCATCCTGCCCGAATATCTCGCCGCGATTGAGGGCATCGCCCAGCGGCTGCCGACCACGCGCGAACTTGAACAGATCGCCGGAGACGGCCACGCCGAGCGCCATATGGAGGCGCTGGCGGTCATGGGGTCGCGAGCGGAGGGAACGCGGGCCTGCACCCTGCGCGACGGCGTCGGTTGCCTGCCGATCATGGGGCCGATCCTGCCGCGCGCGGCGCTGATCAGCCCTTCGGGCGCGGGCGCCACGGCCCTTGACCATGCGGCTGCCGACCTTCGCGCGCTGAATGCGCACCGGGACGTGCGTAACATCTGCATCGTCATGGACACGCCGGGCGGGGCGGTCGCCGGGGTCAATGAGTTCGCCCGGATGGTCGCCGCCTCGGCCAAGCCGGTCACGGTGCATATCACCGGGCAGGGCTGTTCCGCCGGTTACTGGATCGCGGCGCCAGCGAAGGGCGGGATCGCCACTGACCCGACCGGGCTCGTCGGCTCGCTGGGCGTCGCCATGTCCACTTCCATTCAGGAAGGTCCGGACATGCAGGGGCGTCGGGCGCTGGACATCACCAGCAGCAACGCGCCGAACAAGCGGCCCGACCTGTCCTCCGAAGAGGGGCGCGCATCCGTGCGCGCCATGCTGGACGAGATCGAGAGCGTGTTCTTCGCCGCCGTCGCCCAAGGGCGCGGCGTCACCCTCGCCACCGTGAAGTCAGACTTCGGCGGCGGCGGACTGAAAACCGGGAACCAGGCCAAGGCGGCCGGGATGGTGGATCGCGTCGAGGCCGACGGCCTTGAGGCGACCCTATCCCGCCTCGCTCGCGGCAAGGCCCCGGCTACGCCCCGGCGGACGGCCGCGGCGCTTTCCCTGGACGTCGCGCAACGTCGCGCGCGTCTTCACTGACCAGCAGGAGCTGAACATGCGCATCACCGCGCTCAAGCAGAAACTGGCGGCCGTCCTGGCTAACATGGACGGGCTGCTGAAGGCCGCAGCGGAGGCCGAAGGCGGCGCCCGCGACCTGACCGCCGAGGAGGTGGAGAAGTTCAACGCCTTCAAGGCGGAGGCCGACGGCCTTGAGGCTTCCATCAAGCGCGAAGAAGAGCTGATCCGTCTGCGCTCGACGGCCGCCATCCCCGTCGGCGCCCTAGACCCGACCGGCTCCGGTCCGGCCCGTGTCGAGCCGCGCGTGGCCGAGAAGCTGGAGTCCGGTATCGCCTTCGCGCGCATCGTGACCTCGCTGGCCGCGAACAACATGGACCAGCGCGCCGCCGCCGCCCATGCCGAAACCGTCTGGGGTTCGGAGATGGGCCAGATCGTCGGCAACATGGAACAGTCCTCCGACACCAAGGGCGGCTTCCTTGTCAGCCGGGAGTATAGCCGGGACTTCATCGAACTGCTGCGTCCGCGCGTCGTCATCCGTCAGTTGGGCGCCCGCTCGGTGCCCATGCGCAGCGGTAACCTGACGATGCGCAAGAAGACGTCGGGTTCTCAGGCGAACTATGTCGGCGAGCGTCAAGCGATCCCGACGACCAACCCAACGGTCGGCGAACTGAAAATGGCGGCCAAGAAGCTGGCGGCGCTGGTCCCCATCACGAACGAACTGATCCGCCATGCCGATATCGGCGTCGACGCCCTCGTCCGCGACGACCTGCTCGAGGCTGTGGCGTTGAAGGAAGATCAACAGTTCCTGCGCGGCGTGGGCTCGACCACGGCTCCGGCCGGTCTGGCAACGCTGATGCGGGCCACGCACAAGTTCGCGGTTGCGGCCGTGACGGACCTGGAGACGGTGACGACCGATCTGGCGAAGCTGCGCCTGGCCGTTCTCAACTCGAACGTGCCCATGTCCAAGTGCGGCTACATCATGTCGGCGCGCACGATGCTCTTCCTTGAAAGCCTGCGCGACGGCAACGGCAACAAGGCGTTCCCCGAGGTCGCAGAGGGCAAGCTGGGGGTCTATCCCATCGCGTGGACCAACTCGGTTCCGGACAATCTGGGCGCGGGCGGCGATGAGTCGGAGATTTACTTCGGCGACTTCGCGCAGTTCCTGATCGGCGACACCATGAACGTCACGATCGCGTCGTCCACCGAGGCCAGCTACGTCGAGGAAGGGGTCACGTATTCCGCCTTCCAGAACGACGAAACCCTGATCCGGATCATTGAGGAGCACGACACCTCGCTGCGCCACGACAGCGCCTTCGCCATGCTGACCGGCGTGACCTGGGGCGCCGGCTGATCCGTCGCCGCTGACGACATCGACAACCCACGAATGGGCGGCCTTCGGGTCGCCCTTCGTCTTTCTGGAGGTCCGAAATGGCCGTGAAGTTCACTAGATCCCACACTGTTGGGGCGCTCTACAACAAGGGCGAGGTCGCCAAGTTCGACCCGGAGGTCGAAGCCGACCTGATCAAGCGCAAGATCGCTGAGGCGGTCGAAGCCAAGGGCAAGGGCAGGCAGAAGGCGCCCAAGCCGACCCTGACCAGCAAGAAGGCCGAGGACGGCTCCTTTGTGGTGCTGAATGGCGCCGTGGAGGTGAGGGGCGGCTTCGCCGATGAGGCGGCGGCTCAAGCCTTCATCGACGAACAAGGCTGATCGTGGTGGCCCCGCTCGCGTCGCTGGACCTGGTCAAGGCCCACCTGAAGGTCGAGACCGACGCCGAAAACGATCTGATCGGCGCCTATCTGGACGCCGTGAGCGGGGACATCCGCACCTTCTATACCTGGGAGGGCGATGTGCCGTCGCAGGTCATCAGCGCGACCTTGCTCAAGGTTGAGGCGCTCTATGACGCCGAGGTTGGCGACAAGGTCGAGAAGGCCGCCGAGCGCCTGCTCTGGCCGTTCCGCCGCTGGGTCCAAGAACCGCAGGAGTGAACGCCATGCGCATCCGGATGCTGCGAACTCGCGACTGGACCCCGCCGGACGACCGGCGCGTGACATTTCGATACCGGCGTGGAGCGGAATACACGGTGCGGCGCAGTTGGGGCTCCGCGCTCGTAGCCGCCGGTGACGCCGAGGAAATACCCGCACCCGCCCGGCTAAGCGACGAACCGGGTTCGCGAGATCAAACGGCTGGCCCCAACACCAGAGGCCGCCGTCGTGCCTCGTAACCGGCAGTTACGCGAGCGCTGGACGTTCCAGCAGCGCGGCGGTCCGGCCAGGCGCGGCGAATGGGAGGCGGGCTTCACTCGTTGGACCGAGGTGGTTTGGCTTCGGGGGTCGGAGACGGTGATGCAGGATCGCCTGACGGGGGTGCAGCCCGTCATTCTGACAGTGAAAGAGGACATCGAGACCCGCTCGATCACGGCGGGGTTTCGCGCCGTCGATCTGCGCAATGGGGCGAATACGGCGAATGTCACAGCTGTGTCTCCCGCGAAGAAGCGAGGCTTTCTGGACATACTGGCGACCATCGGGACGGCGCAGGGGTGAGGCGGCCGCTGAACGCCGCCAGTCGGGCCGCGCTGAAGAAACGCATGTTGGCCGTGCCCCCCGCTCTGCGAGCGGCGGCCGAGGACGAGATGTCGAAACAAGCGGATCGGCTGGTATCGGAAATCCGGGCGGCCGCGCCGGAAAAGACCGGCGAGCTATCGGGCTCGATCCAGAAGAAGCCGCTGGAAGACGGCAGGATCGGGTTCAAGGTCGTCGGCGGCGAGCGCGGCAAGAAGGGCTGGTATATCCGCTTCGTCGAGCATGGAACGAAGGCCTCACTGGGCGAGGCGGCGCGGCCGAACAAGAACTATCGGCGGACTCCGGTGATGACGAAGGGCAAGCGGGCGCATGCCGGGACGGCGGCGCAGCCCTTCTTCTGGCCGACCTGGCGGCGGAACAAACGCCGGGTGCGCGCGGCGTTGGGCCGGGCGCTGAAGAGAGCCGCGAAGGAGGTCTGATGATCGATGCCGCCTTCGACGCCGCCGTAAAGGCCGCCCTGCAGAATGACGCGCCATTGGCCGAGGCGATGGGCGGCGACCTTCGCTTGTTCGAACTGTCAGCCGCGAATGGTTCGCCCTTCCCGCACGTCATCTATGGTGACGTGCAGATCGTGCCCGTCGCGGGCGGCTGCGGCGCGGCATACGAAATCTACACGACGCTGCGGGTGTGGACCCGCGAGGACGAGACGGGTCCGGCGGCCACGCTGGCGCAGGCCAAAAGCATCGGCGGGCGGGTCCGCGAGGTGCTGGACGCCCCGCTCAGCATCGACGGGCATGAGGTCATCGACCACGGCTCATCAGCCAACTACTCGAGCGACGCTGACGGGCTGAGCGCCCTGGGCGTGATCGAGATCCGATATTGGGTCGAAGTCTCGGCCTGATGCTGCGCCGCCCTCGCGGGCGAACGCTCTTTCCCCCGAAAATCGAAAAGGAGCTGGGCCATGGCTCAGATCAAGTCCACCAGGTGGTCCCGCTTTGTGCTGAAGGTCGGAGACGGCAAGACCGAGCCCGGCCCCGAGGGGTTCACGCCCAAGTGCAGCATCAACAGCGCCACGGGCATCACCTTTACGGCCAACGTCAGTGAAGACACCATTCCCGAGTGCGGAGACCTCGAGAAGATCAAGTGGCTGATCCGTGAAAAGGTCAGCCTGAGCGTCGAGGTCACAGGCGCGGGTCGCAACCACAAGTCGGACGTGAAGGATTTCCTGACGTGGTGGAAGTCGCCGGAAGCCCGGAACTGCATTCTGGTTCTGGACGATCCCGATCCGGCGAACGTCATCGAGATCAGGAGCGCCTTCCACCTGACCAACTATGTGTTGGCGGCCGACGAAGGCACCCCGACCGTGACGAACGACATCACCATCGTTTCGACCGGCGAGGTGACGGAAGCCTACGGCGCCAACGTCGGCGGCGCGTAATGAGCGGGAACGACGGGACGGGCCTTGTGGTCCGTCCATTCGCCGGGGCGGAGCGAGCGTTCCGCCTCGACATCGACCGGGTGCGGCCGTTGCAGGCCGTGACCGACTGCGGCCCGCTGGAACTGATCCGCCGCATCGAGGCGGGCGTGTGGCGCGTGGATGATCTGCGCGAGACGCTGTTTCAGGGACTGATCGGCGGCGGCGCCACCCAGCTGGAGGCGACGGTTCTGATCCGTGACAACTTCGATCAGCCGAAGGCGGGCTACGCTCAGTTCGCCCCGCTCGCCCATGAAGTTCTGTCCGCCGTCGTGTTCGGCCCGGAGGACGACCCCTTGGGGGAGCGGGCGGCGGGAGCGAAGACCCGGACCCGCTCCCGCAAGGCAAAATCCGTTTCGGGCGCATCCTCGGCGCGGCGGCCGTCGTCGGGTGGAGCGCGCGCGAAGTCGGACGCATGACCCTATGGGAGTTCGCCCAGGCGATGGCGGGCTATACCGAGGCGCATGGCGGGGCGGCCAAACCGCCGCCCATGGCTGAGGCCGAGCATCTGGAGTTGATGGCGAAATACGCCTGACCTAGCCTCCCGATCTGATTTGGGAGGGCTAGAATGTCTCAGGAACCTGAACCCCAGCTTCAGTTTGAACCGAGCCCGACGCTCAGTTTAGGCGGCGCGGGCTGGGTATTGATCGCATTGGGGGTTGTCGCCTCAGGGGCGGCATTCTTCTTGGACGTGACCGTGCCGGTGTCGCTGACAGAGCGTGTGGCGAACGTAGATAAAATCGCCATGCGCCACATGGTGCTGGCCAGCGGCCTGACTGTGTTTCTCAGCGGTTGGGTGCTGGTTGCGGCCGGAACGGTTGTGAAAGCGATAGGGCGCCGCTGATCACTTCGCGGCGCTGTCGAAAAGATATGAGGGCGGTCCAGCGGGCCGCCCTTTTTCAATGGGAGCGCCCGATGGCGGAAGACACAGAGATTTTCGGCGTCGAACTGGATGGCCGGTTTCAGCGCCTCGAGAAGGCGATGCTCCAAGCGGCCAACCGCACGGATGCGAACCTGAACCGCATCGAAAAGAAGTTCGACGCGACCAACAAACGCCTGCGGCGCGGCCTGTCGTTCGGCGGGTTCGACGCGGGCAGTCAGCGCGCCATGCATGACGCGGAACGTCAGGTGCAGCGCCTAGCAGGGACGTTGGCCGCCGCGTTCAGCGCACGCGAAGTCGCATCCATGGCGGACGAGTATACTGCCCTCCAGAACCGCCTTCAGGTTGTTGGTCTAGCGGGTCAGCAGATGGCTGATGTTCAGGACCACCTATTCGAAAGCGCGACCCGCAATGGTGTTGCTGTCTCGGCGCTGGGTGAACTCTATGGCAGAGTGGCCCTGTCGACCAAAGAGTTGGGTGTCGGCCAGGCGGACCTCTTAAAGTTTGTCGACGGCGTCACGGCTAGCTTGCGGGTTCAGGGGACTTCGACGCAGGCCGCCTCCGGCGCTCTGCTCCAACTTGGACAGGCCCTGGGTGCAGGAACGGTCCGTGCTGAGGAACTGAACAGCATTCTCGAGGGCGTTCCCGTCATCGCCCAGGCAGCTGCACGGGGGATGGGGATTTCTGTCGCCAGCCTCAGAAAGTCCGTGCTGGATGGCAAGGTCAGCAGTGAGGCGTTCTTCGCTGCGCTGATGAAGGGCTTCCCCGATGTCGAAAAGCAGGCGCAGGCTTCGGCGCTGACCATCGGCCAAGCCCTGACGGGCCTACGAAACGAGCTGATCAAGTATATTGGTCAAACCGACGACGCTGTTGAAGCCAGCGCGCGGATCGCTCAAGCGATCAACGCCCTGGCTCAAAACCTCGATACAATTCTGCCGATCCTGACGGCTATAGGCGCCTTCTTCGGTGTCCGTTATGTGGCGGCTCTGGGGGCTGCTACAGCACAGAAAGCGGCGCTCAGCTTGGCCACAAAGGGCCTGGGCGCCAGTCTCATGGCGCTGGCCGGCGGGCCCGTGGGACTTGCCGTCACCGCCGTCGCGGCCCTGACCGTTGGCCTGTTCGCGTTAGCTCAGCAGAACACGGATGCCGCCATCTCCGTTCGCGCGTTGCAGCAAGTTGAAGAGCGCGCTGCGCCAGCAAAGACCAAACTTGAGAAGCTAACTCGCGAACTGGCGACAGCCTCGGGCGAACGGGCAGCAGCTATCCGGCAAGAAATCCGGGCACTGATTGATCTTGAACGGGTGGAGCTGGCGCGACTTGGGGCGTTAAGGGCGGCGGCAGAGGATCGCGCGGGTCAGTCGGGAACAGAAAGCGTCAGCGCCATGTTCGGTGGCGAAGTCGGCACGTCCTTCCAGCGTCAGATCAATGAACAAGTAGCGCGCGAGGCTAGTAAGCCTCGCCTGCCCTCAGAAAAACCGCTGTTGGATACGCGCGAAGTTCGCGAGGCCACGGCTTTAGTCGAGGCGCAGTGGAAGGTCGTGGACGCCATGGAGGCGGCATTCCGGGATGCGACAGAAGAGGCTGAGCGTTTCAACAGAGCGACGGCAAGCGGCGGAAAGACAGACAAGGGCGAGGCGCGGCGCGCAGAACAGCGGGCGCGTATGCTGGCTGATCTCAAGGCCCAGACGGCGCTGGAAGTCGCACAACTCGACCAGCAGGCGGCGCTTGTCCGGGAGTTAGAACGGGCGGCCGAAATCACCGCCCGTATTCGCTCTCTTAAGGATGCAGGGGTGCGCGCCGCCGAGGCCGAGCGCATCAGCGCTGAGGCTCAGACGCAACTGGATCAGGCCCGCGCGCGCGCCATGGAACGCGAAGAGGCGCAACTGATCCGCAACTGGGATCTGGACATCGCCCGCGTTGATGAAAGCTGGGCGACCGTCCGGGCGATTGAGGAAGAGATTGAGCGGCGCGAGCTTGTCGCCGCCCTGACCAAGGTCGCCACGGACGAAACGACGGCGAAGGCGAAGGCGGAGAGCATCCTCGCCTCGATCCAATCAGCACGGGCGGACGCTGCGCGACGGGCGCTGGAGATCACGCGGGAGGAACACCGGCTCGAGGTGGCCCAGCTGAGCGGCAACCGGGCGCTGACGAAAGAGCTTCAGGACCAGGCGGCCATCCGTGAGCGGACGGCGCGCTATCAGCAGGACGGTCGGCTGGGCAAGGCGGAGGCCGAGCGCCGAGCGACCGCTGAAGTCACTCAAGAACGGGCCGCCGCCACCTATGGCGAGCAGCGGGAGTTGTTCGCCACCGCCTTCAGCGACGGCATTCGGGCGGCGCTGTCGGGCGATCTGCAAGGCTTCCTGTCCAATCAGTTCGGCAGCTTCGCGGACATCATGTTCAAGCGGGCTGGCGAGCAGATGTATGACGCCATGTTCGGCGGCGTCAGCGCCGCGACAGAGGGCGCCGCACAGGGCGCTGCGATTGCCGCATCGGCAACGCCGGGCCTTGTCGCTGCCGGGGTGTCATCTGGCGGAGCCTTGGTCGCATCGGTCACGCC